GACGCCCAGATCATCAACCTCATCGCTCACCGCAGATTTGCCAATGACAGAGAACAACCCTGCGCCATCATCACCGTCACAGCCCTTTCCTAATCTCGGCAACGTCATCACCACTGATGATGTCAGCCAAAAGGGAACGGGCAGCTATAAGGCGGACTATGTGAACTGGTGCCGAACAATGCACCTTCTTCACGATCACGCCCCTGGCTGGCAGTTTCATCTCCATATTGACGTGACGCTCGGCAGCCACGTTTGGAAGGCGCCTAATGGCACGGCTTACGTTGTCGGCTATTTCACCGGGCCAAATGGTGAGCGGACGCCTGATTTTCCTCAGGCCATTATGGACAACCGGAACAACGCGATTGCCTTTGATAAGGTCAGCGCACGCGATCTGACCGACAGCCATCGTCGTTGTCTTTGCACTGCTGCTGCCGCACAGTTTGGCCTTGCTTGGCAGCTTTGGGCACGCGAGGAAGTTGAAAACCCACACCGCGAATCTGCGCCTGCAGCTTCAAAGCCTGCCGCAAAAGTTGAAGGCGTTTCAGAAGAGGATCAGCCTCTTTCTAAAGATCAGCGCAGCTTCCTGCTGCAATGGATCACTGAAATGCCTGCGGCAAATCGCGACGCTTTCTGCGCAGCTTTCCGCTCACAGTTCCAGCTAGGAGCCCAGGCTAAAGTTGCTCCGGCAATCACTAGCAAAAAACACGAAGCCTGGATTCAGGCCGTGATGAATGAGTATGCCTGACGAGCAGTCGAAACTCAAAGAGCAGTGGCAGCAAGCGGACGCAAAACGCCGCAATCGCCACTTTCAAGTACGGCTGGACAAAGAGCTAGCCGAACAACTGCAGCACTACGCTGATCAACGCCATCAAGGCATTATCAACGCTGCGCTGCAATCCATCATTCTCAAATTTTTCAACGCAAAGTAATGCTCAACATGACTGCGCACGGCAACCTCGGCCGTGACCCTGAACTTAAGGATGTCAAAGACACCCAGGTCGCTGAGTTCAGTTTGGCCGCCAACACTGGCAAAGACGAGACCACTTGGATCAACTGTGCTGTGTTGGGCAAGCGTGCTGGCACTGTGATGGAGTACCTGCACAAAGGCGACAAGATCACCGTTTGCGGCCAAGGCAAACTTCAAGAGTATGACCGCAAAGATGGCAGCAAAGGTTACAGCCTCCATCTGCGCGTGTCTGATTTCACGCTGCCTGCCAAGGCTGACAAGCCAACCGCTGACTTTTAGGCTTGTGCAGAACGAGAGACTAGGGGCGCGCCCGCGCCCTTTTTTTATGTCCAAGCCAACCCTGAAACAGGTTGAGAAGGATGGGCAGCTGCTGTGGGAAGTGAGCCACGGCGGAATGGCTCGTTACTTCAAATTTGACTGGCAAGCCAACTTTCACTACGAGGCCGCAGTCAGGCTCTACAGGTCAAGGATCACAGGCAAGCACAGCTAATCCCAGCAAGCCAGCTTGGCGTCAAGCTCGCCTATGCGAGTGACTGCCTGGCTAAGCAGCTTGCCTTGATGCCAGCTCTGTCTAACCAGACCGGCGCAAAGCTCCTTTAATGCCTCTTCGTCTTCGCAGCTGTAAACCTCCCTAACGCTGCGTTCAACCTCCAACTCCTCTTCAAGGCTTTGGTTGATGACCATCCAGTCGGCCCAGCCCATAAGCCTTGAAGATTCTTCTCAATTCATGCAACTGATGGCATGACTGTCAAGTGGTTGTTGTAATGCCCGGTTTCTCGGTAGCTGTGCATGGGGACGTTGGACATTTGATGGAACACTACTTGCCCAATCTTTTTGCCCGGATGCAGGCTGAGCGGGTGATGCAGACGCTCGTTTTTCAATTCGAGTGTAAGACGGCTTGAATTGAATCCTGGATCAATCCACCCTGCGAGGCAATGATTCCACCCCTCTCTTGCTCGGCTCGATTTGAGAACAAACTGGCAGCTGATGTCGTCGGGGATATTGAAAACCTCAAGCGTCTCAGCCAAGCAAAATTCGCCAGGCTGCAGCATGAATGGATCCTCTTCAGTTTTGTCCGAAATGTTGATCCGTACTAGCTCAGGGCTGTAGATGCTCTCCACCATTAAGTAAGAGCCCAAGCGCAGATCCAAGCTGGCAGGGTTTAACAGGTTTCTGTCGAATGGTTGGATCATTTTTCCCTTCTCGCATCTAGCCCTGATCTCCCAATCACACAGAACCGCCATTCTTGAAACGCAAAAAGCAATCCTACTTAGCTTGGCCCAGGATTTTCTTTTCAGTGTGATAGGCCCCTTTTTGGTGCATCTCAGTCACGTCTCGCACCCATGGCACCAGCCAGTCATTGACCCGTGAGCACTGATCCCAGTTCACAGGTTTGGCGCACTGCACGACAACAGTCGTCCAAAACGCGCTGATAAAGGCCCAGACCCAGTAAAAGTCAGCCATCGACAAGAATCACCCAACCCGTTCCAGGTCCGTTGACTTGCCAGCGTTGATAGAAAGCAGCCTGTCGCACCCGTGCGTTGCGGCCTAGGTGGGGATTGCTATGGCCGCCCCTCTCCATGTCGGGCAAGCCGCGAGGGTCTTGCATGATCCATTCGGGATCGCTGCTGTTCTTCCCCGCGTATCCGCTGATCACGCTCCAATGGCCACATCCCAACCCGTTACACATCGGCGGCTCACCGAGCAACATGTTGCCGTGATGAAGCCAACCGACAAGGACAGGCCGCCCGTTTTCTACTTCCAACTCAATCATGTCCGCATCGCCGTCTTTGCGGAACTCAGCTTGCAGGCCAAGCTCTCTTAACGCCTTGAGATGCGCTTCAACAGAGGTTGTGTCGCCGTACTTAGAACGCACGGCAATGTATTCATCATCGGTCTTAATTTTCCGATGAGTGGCCGCCACCATGGCAGCCGCTGAACTGAAGCACTCGCGGTGGCCAGTTCCGGTTTTGTTGTCGAGTTGCTTGAAGTAGGGCATGTAAATTTCCACGTCTCGCCCACTCTCTCGCCACGTTCCAAACCAATCGGAATCCTCCTCCAATAGCTCCTTTGGCACTGACTCCTCAAGTTCCTTAATCGCAGCCAGCTGATGGGGCGTACCACGGAAAAAATGGAAAAATGGCAACAGGCTGAGCGACATTGCCAAAGCGATCAGGATCGGTCTGATAATGCCTGGCGGCAGGAGCTTTCGCCAATGGCGTATCCGCTCATGAAAACCACCACTGAGCTGCAAAGCAAAAGCATGACCGCGCCTCCTGCAACGAACCAGCCTGTTGCGGATAGCGCGGACAACTTCACTTCTCAACACGAGTGCTAGGGAAAAGGTTCTTGCTGACGTAATCGCAAACTTGATCGTCGATCGTGTTGTCGGTGGTCTTTGCGTAAGCACGCAGAAGATCCAAAATCAGCCTTTTGACCGAATCTGATTTCAAAAATGCCATCAGGATTGGCTTGATGATCAGAACCATTGCCTTGCCTTGAACAACATCAATACGTTAGTGCCTATCGCTGTGGCCTTCCAATCGCGCCACGGCACGCTCTAATTCACTGAGCCTGCCGAACACCTCCACGTCTTTACTTCTGATGTCCTGATGCAGGATGTCTAAACGGCTGGACAGGTTATCGACAGCAGTGGTCAGACGAATCAAGGAATCTTGCCCATGGCGGGTTTGGCGGTTGATACCAGAAACGCCAAGCCCGGCAACGGTTATTGACGCGCCACAAACGGCGGCCCAGACTTCAACCATCACTCCGCCCCAACACTCGCTCAATCATGGCAGAACCTAAGGAAAAGCAAGCGCAGGAACAGGATGACGGCAACTCGCGGCTTGGAGATGTTGTCAAGATCGTTTTGCTTGGCTGGGCGATGGCAATCCTGACGGCAAACTATTTAGGAGTGTTCAAGCAATCACTCGATCCGACTTATCCGGCCTCGATTCTGAGCGGAACCGCCGCGTCGTTTGGTTTAGCTGTCGGGGGCAATAGAAAGAAAAAAGAGGAGCCTACAATTAAGGAAGAACCCACCACCGCAAAGCCCAAATGAAACGACTCGCTTTCGTATTGGGTGTGACACTTTTGGGATTGCCTGCTCAGGCAGACATCACCCATAGAATCCAGTCAAGCGTTCAACTCTCGGTAGATGGCGCAGGATCAGTCGCAAATCGCGTCCCGAGTTCGCTGGCAGTATCTGGCTCTAACGTCACTTTGGACACTGTTCCTGCTTTGGGGGCACATACTTCCGGCAGTGCTTTGGGTTACACTCCTGGCGCTTTTAGTGTCACTACTG